CCATCTAAGACTTCAAATGTAAGTGCAGGAGCAAGACCTGAAACATTAGAACAATCATGGACAAGAAATACTTCTTATAAACAAATCTTCTTTGTAGAAGGCTTTTTAGATGATGAAGATGTAACTGATGCTGAAATTGATATTTTAGGTACAAGTGTGAGGGACTTAACAGAAGTTATACACAGAGATAGAGATGCACACATATGGGATATTATGAGTGAAGGACAATCTCCAAGCGAAATTCAAACATTCGCTACTACAGCACAAGGTGGTGACCAATGGGATGCAGCAGCTTATGCAGCTGATATTATAAAAGACTTACAACATGCTAAAAAATTAATCCAAGATGAAGGGTATAATCCAGAAGGAGCTACCTTATTACTAGACACTTTAGGATATAAGAGTTTAGTAACATGGTTAATCTCAGGTAAAGGCTCATCTATACCTGGCTTTTCAAGTGAAAAGATTAAATCTGGTATTGTTATGCAATTATTAAATTTAAATATAAAGGTAAGTTTGAATGTTACAACTGACTATGCTTTAATTATAGTACCTAAAAGAGCTGTAACTTATAGTGAAAGTAAAGGTATTACAGCAACATCTACACCAGATAGCCAAATAGGAAGAAACATTAGAGTTAAGGCATCAGGTATAGCATATAGAACAGACCCTAAAGCTATAGTACTTATCACAGATATTAACACTTAAAAATGACAAAAGAAAATCAATTTAAATTATATAAGCATTTCCTTAATTTAGCAGGAGACCCAAAACCTAAATTAGCAGCAGGTGAAGTAAGAGTACCTGGAGGTGTAGATAAAGATTTCATAGTTAAACAAGCTAAAGAACAAATTAAAGCAATATTAAAAGTATACCCTGAATTTGCTCAACCAGAACCAAAAGAAACTAAATCTAAAGGAAAGAAATAATGAGCGGTCATAATGAAAAGCTTACTTCTACACAAGTTGTTCTTTTAAGAGACCAAGCTGGTAAAGCATTTCTTGCAGGAGAAAAGGGAATGGTTATATTATCAGGTACTAAATTATATTTAAATGATGGTACTTCTTGGAAACTAATTACTTCTGCATAAATTTTTAAAGTCTATTTCTATATTATTTTTATGGCAACATATACAGCTACAAAAGTTAGTTCAGGAACAGTAAGAGAAGGTCCTGGAACAGCAGGTACAAGAGTTATAGCTAAAAGATACCCTGTTGAAGAAGGCTTAGAAGCTGGGGTAACTAAACAAACTCCTCCACCATATTTAGAGGAGAAAGGTTTCTAATGGGTGGTCCAGGTAGTGGGAGAAAGCCAAATCCCATGAATGTATTCTTTCCTAAGGAAAAAGCCCATAGAATAGTACCAACAGCAAAGCAAGGAAGTGAAGATTTAGTTCTACCAAATTATTCAGGAACTAAAAGAAGTCTAAAAGAAGGTCATCAAAGCATAGCTTTAGAAGGTAGTGTAATATTCAGCGACGGTAAAAACATTGCTGAGGACAACTCAAACTTCTTCTGGGATGATACTAATAACAGGTTGGGTATTGGGACCAGTAGTCCTGGAGGGAAATTACATATTCAAGATGGTTCTGCTGGAACAATAACAGATGAAACATGGGCAGATGATTTAATAGTTGAAAATAGTGGTTCAGGAGGAATTTCTATACAGACTCCTGATGCAAATGCTGGGAGAATACTTTTTCAAAGCGCAAGTCAAGATACAGTTGCCCGTATTGACGCTTTCTATAATTCAGGTTCAGAATATATGTCTTTTGAAGTTGCTGATAGTGAAGCAATAAGGATTATTGATGGTGGAAATGTAGGAATTGGAACAACAGCTCCTGATGGAATATTACATACAGCAAAAGCTAGTGCTTCTACAAATCAATATTTTGATACTTATAGTACAAACACAGGACATCAACCAATGATATATCTAAGAAAATCTGCTGGTACAACCATAGGCACTCCTGCCCAAACAGCTGTAGGAGAAGAAATCGGACGTATTGATTTTCAAGGTGTTAATACTGGTGGAAATTTTGATCAAGGTGTAAGAATGTATGCTAAACAAGACGGAGCATCAACTGCAAGCACTGTCCCTGCTAGTTTTTTTATTGAAACATATGGGGCATCTTTAAATTCTAATCAATTTGTTTTAAATGGAACATCTGGAAATGTAGGAATTGGGACAAATAATCCGGGGAGTAGATTAACAGTGGCAAAAGTAGCTCAAACAAATGAAGTTAATTTATCAGATACTCTTTTTGTTAATTCAACTTCTGGGAGAGTCGGAATAGGAACAAGTAGTCCAAGTAGGAAATTAGAGGTTTTAGATGAAACTACTTCTTCAGTAATAAGTGTAAAATCTACAGCAAGTCATTCTTTTATCCAATTAAATAGGAATCAAACTTCTGATGATAGTTATATTAATTTTATGACTGATGATGTTGGTGATTGGATTATAGGAACTGGAAGACAAGGAACTGCCAGTAATTTATCATTTCAATATTATGATGGTTCTTGGAATACTGCTATGTTTATGGATAAAACAGGAAATGTAGGTATTGGAACAACAAGTCCAAATGCAAAACTGCAAGTTGTGGGAGATTCACATTTTGGTGAAGATACAACAAACTATGCAGAGTTTGAAAGTGATGGCTTCTTACAATTTCATGGAACTTCAACAGCATGGGATGACCAACAAATTAACTTAGGAAACGTGAGATTTGGTGCTTCTGCTCCAACATGGACAGCTTACAAGGGAAGTGAAATTTTAGAATTTAATAAAGCACAAGATAATAAAATATTTTTCACAGTTCAATTAAGTCATAAATATAAATTAGGCACTAATCTACATTTCCATGTTCACATGAGCCCCGAAGATGATGTAGTGCAAGGCGTATGTAGATGGATATTAACATATTCGTGGGCAGATATTAATAGTGATTTTCCTGCTGAAACCACAACAACAACAGACCAAACAGTAACTGCTAATACAGCAGATAAGCATACTTATTTCGAAATAGATGGAGCTGTAAGTTCTGCAAGTGGTGAAAGTGGGGTTAGTGGGATATTATTGTGCTCTCTAACACGTGAAGGAACACATGCTAATGATACTCTCGATAGTGATGTATTCTTACACCAAGCTGATTTCCACATGGAAGTAGATACAATAGGATCTGATGCTGAGGGAACTAAGTAGTAGTTACAAAGGTTTATAAAGGTTAGTTACTAAGTAAGTGTATGAAAACATTAAACTTAAACTTCGACGAGAAAACATTTAAGAAGTTACAAAATGCCAAAGAAGCTGTTAAAGTTTTAGGACTTATTAACACTTGGGAAGAGTATATTCTTAAAATGTGTAAGATCAAATAAAATGGAATTAATATACACCACCGAAGAAGTTCTACTAGGAATATTCTATTGTAATGTGTGCATTGTTGCTTTAGCTATTGCAGGAATTATAACTAAATGGTATCAGCTGTGGAGGGGAAAATATGAGTTTAAGTGATAAGAGATTTAAAATACATAATTTTCCAAAAAGAGAAACTTATAATTATACTGAAACAGACGTCAAAGAATTTATTAAGAAGTTGAAGAAATTAACTGAAGGAACTTTAATTCATTCACTTAGATGTGAAGAAATTGACAAACTAGCAGGAGATGATTTAACAGTTGAAAAGAATTGTGCGAATAAAAGAGGTATGATAGATTGGAATATGATGTGGAAAGTGATAATATCTTTAGCAGTTATGTTATTAATGTTGGGGGCTTTTAAATGAAAGGATTAGAGATAAATAAACTTGCAATGGGTATAAGAATGGCTATAATAGATGATTTAATTAATGACTTGCAACATCTTAAACTAGAAGTTAAAAGAGTTAATACTGAAAAGTTAAGAGAAAGATTGGAGAGTATTTTCGAATGAAGTCGGATAATAAATGCAAGCAGGAGATAAAAAAATGAGAACAACAGATGATATAGATGAATATGAACAAGACATGACAACCGACAAGGATAGTGAAAACATAGAGCTGAAAGGAGGTAGAGCGAGCAAAATGAAAGAATTAGATTTGGTTAATAAAGAAATTGAAAAATTTTTAAGGGAAAATGAAAACTATTGGGGTAGTTATAATTTATTAACTAATTTTTTATTAAAACTGATTTTGGTCGAGATAAAAAAGAAAAAATGAAGTTGAAGATTAAAGATTTTGAAGACAAGGAAACTAAAGCTGAAAAGCCTTATACAAGATTTAAAACTAATGAAGGTTGGATGTCTTGCTTTGATAAGAAAGAATGTGATAAGATAAAAAAACTTGTAGGAACTGAAGTTGAGTTAGAACTTAAAGAAAGTGGAAATTTTAAGAATATAGTTAAGATTGTGGAGGAACAATCAACTAAAGAAGTACCTAGAAGTGCATTAACAATATCTAAAACAAGGACAATGTATACTTCATACGCTAAGGATATATTTTTAAGACTTATGGATGAAAAAGAAATGAGTTTTGATGAAAGAATGGACAAGGCTGTGGAGTTAGTTAAGAGAGCAAGAAATGCATTTTAACTTGAAATACACCTGGATTGCTGGTATTTTTGCATTTTAATTTATACTTTATTTTTTTAATTACATTTAAGGGTTTATACTCAATTTAAAAGACAATATGATACGAGCAAAGCTGGTCATTTTAAACTTTGGAGCAGGAAGCTAAAAGCAAAGAATAAAAGCCCAGCCTCGTTATCATATCATTATTGATGTACTCAAATTTAAAGATTTAGTAATTAAATTTGAAGTTAAGAAAATGGATAACATTGAAAAGACAATAAGATTTGTGTTTGAAGATAAAAGTGAAAGCTGGTGTTGGTATAGTGATGAGGCTTGTGCTTTGAGGGATAGGCTTGTTAGGATGGTTAGAGCATTGGTGTGAGTGTTTTGGGAAGTGAGGAGCACGTACCCAAACAACAGAAAGCTTTAAGTAGTTTGGAGCCTTCAGAAATCGGAGATTTCTGCACATTAATCCGAAGCTTTCCTGTTCTGTTTGGGTGTGATTAGTTGTGCATATAGGTTAGCTTAGTGCACACAATAGTTAAGACCCTGTAGGCATAGTGCTTATATTGGTATTAGCGGTTTTGGCTGGTTTCTTTGTTTTTTTTGTGTAGGAACTCACAGAAATTTTTTATATTTTTTTAATTTA